CTCTTACATTGCTCAATCAGGATTCGCATATCCTTCTTGAGCGTGTCCGGGGTGATGAGTAGGAGGGCCCGGAATATTGCAGCTCCGTGACTTGCGTCACATCCTGAGATGTCGACGTTAAACCTGTAGACTACACCGCCATGCCAAAAGGCGAGACAGGAGTCATCAGAAAAGTAACAGAAATAGAATAATCCCGGAGGGCTTTGTAGGTTGTCGAAGACCCTCTGGAGATTCTGGGGCGAAGGAGTCTTGATAAACTCAAATTCGCCGCCATACTCCAAGATGGGTAGTGCAGCCATAGCCCTCTTCAAGTAGAAAGTTAATCTGAACCCCTGCAGACTGGCTGGACAGCCGAGATCTGCGATCGAACGCGGGGCTTTGCCAAAATTTGCAATTTCAGCTTTCTTGATCTTGTAGGCAACGTTCCTCAACCATAGTGGATACGCGAACGTACCATCCTCCATGATCTCGGAAAAGGATTGAACCCGCAACGCCTTTTTGATGTGTGGGTCGGCATGATGCTTGAGCGCTTCCTCAAAGGCTCCCTCATACTCCGACGTGTACTCACTAAAACGCGAACCCAACTGCTTGTAGAAGCTAGAGTTCCGCTCGAGATGAGCCACCTGGTTGGCTTTCAGCCATTTATCGTATCCGTCCAGACCCATGTTCAAATGGTGTGGTTTACGGACGGCGAGGAGACGGTGACACAAGGCAAGGGACATGTTGTTGTCCGTGCTGGCGTAAGTGACACCTGTATGCCCAACACATGGGCCAAACAGGGTTGTGTAAAAACCGTCTGTAATCGCGACGTCGTCCTCAAGTCGGTCGTGATCAGGAAATGCAATCCTATCATTCACCCAGAATTCCTGCCCCCGGGTAATTTTCATGGTGTTGTTGAAGTGGTATTTCTTCGCGATCGTATCCTCAACACATTGGATCGGCTTCACGCGAATGATTGCTCTTTTATCTTCAAGAGACGGGAGGCTATGCCTAGTCCCGTCCTTTAAGAGGTGAGTGAGCCCCGATTCGGAAAAACCGTCGGAATCGGGCTGGATGGCAAACCAAGATTGATCTTTATGGTCTGCAAAATCCGTTGTTGCACATAGTGCATGATGGTGAAATTGAAGCAGGCAACTTCACGTGACCACACTGGTCCACGTGGATCCCGCGACAAGACAAAAAATGCCTTTTGGATGATGTTGGTTTTGGCCTCGTTGTTCGCATCAAGGACTAGGTGCGAGACCATGTCTTTGTGCTCCCACAAGAAAGAGTACATCTCTTCGAAGATGGACTCCGTGGTGTAGCACGGGTACGCCTCAGCGAGCATCGCGAGGTCGGTGTTGTACTTACCACATTGGAGTCCTGTACGCTTCGGCCGGAAGAAGAGTCGATAGTTTCGACGTCGATTGTTCCTGACCTTATCTAGGAACTCGCAATCCGCGCAACTCCTTACAGCGTTCTTCTCGAAGATGATCTCGGAGTGGAC